TCATTTAATGTGACAGTGAACATGCTTTCAGAAGTTCATGAATCAAAAGATATTCCAATCATCCTCAATAGAATTGGGTTTAGAGATGATTATGAAGGTGATTATACAACAAGAAGAAGTATTGTTTATACACTAAACTTTACTGCAAAAACTTATCTGTTCAGTGAACTTTCTGAAAATAATCAAGGTCTCATTAAGAAAGTTCAAGTTGATTATGCAACTGATGCTCTCAGAAGTGCAAAGCGTGAAATTAGATACACAGCGACTCCAAAAGCACTTAAAGATTATAACAATGATAACATTATTGATGCTGCTGATGATACACTAATTCCATTTGGTGATGACTTTGGATTTAATGAAGATATTATAGACTTCCAAGACTTTAAAACTTATAGTGACAGTCAGGGAACTGATGTAGATATATAATATATGGATAATAATTTCTCACAGATAGAAAAGTCATTAGATATAGAAACAACTATTGTTCCTATATCTAAAAGTGATATTGATTTAAAAAAAATAGAAGAAGTAAATGACCCACAAAAAGATTATGAATACAGTAGAGGACAACTGTATAGTTTAATCTCCAAAGGTCAAGAAGCAGTTGATGGTATATTAGAGATTGCTCAAGAGTCAGGACACCCAAGAGCATTTGAAGTTGCAGGTCAATTAATCAAATCTGTTGCAGATACCACAGATAAGTTGATTGATTTGCAAAAGAAAATGAAAGACCTTGAAGCACCACAAAAAGGTCCAACAACAGTCAATAACTCTTTATTTGTTGGTTCCACAGCAGAACTTTCTAAACTTATAAAACAAGGTCTTCTAAATAATACAGAAGAATAATTATCATAAATGAAAGAAGGAAATTTACATCAGTGGTTTCAAAGTTCCAGTGGTGTAACTAAAACTGGTAAGAAAAAACCAGGGTGGGTTCAATCCGATGGATCTCCTTGTGCTAATGAACCAGGAGAAACAAAAACACCAAAATGCTTTTCAAGTTCAAAATTAGCAAGTATGTCTAAAGGTGAAATTAGATCAGCAGTAAGAAGAAAGAGAGAAAAGGATCCTGGACAACAACAGAAGACAGGTGCAGCAAAACCAACTTATGTTTCGACAGATTCTCCAACTAAAAAAATGAAAAAAGAAGAATTCATGTCAGAAGAAGATATAAAAGGTAAGGGTAGTGGTAAGAAAGATGCCTGTTACCATAAAGTAAAAGCAAGGTTCAAAGTTTGGCCAAGTGCCTATGGATCTGGAGCACTTGTTAAGTGTAGAAAAGCAGGTGCTGCAAATTGGGGAAACAAGTCTGAAGAAGTTAGTGTAGAACAACAATACGAAACAGATACTAAGTACTGTCTCCTCTGCAGAAAGAATGAAACCAGAGCAGAGTGTTCTTATGGTCCAACCATGTGGGACAGATACTCTATTGCTAAAATTCATCCTACAAATGAATCAAAGATTCATGAAGACCACAAAGAGATCGCAAGTGGTAAGAAGAAGGATGAAGAAGGATACATGGCAAGGGTTGAATTTGACCAAATTGAGAGAGCAGTCAATATCTTAAGAAGTAGAATTAAAAAAGGTGACCAACAGATTCCTGCATGGGTTCAGTCAAAGATTACTAGAGCAGCAGATTTTATTGATACTGCAGCAGAATATATGCAAAGTGATGAGGATGTATCAGAAGCATGTTGGACTGGTTATAAGCAAGTTGGAATGAAGAAAAAAGGTAAGAAAATGGTTCCAAATTGTGTACCTGCAAATGAAGATACTTGTAAAACTTTCTCCCAGTTTATGGAACTTGCAGAAGCTAAAAAAAAAGTAAAAATAAGTACAAACAAACCTATTGAATTTAAAATTGCAGATATTGGTCCAGGAGGAAAAGAACATAATGTAAAAACTTCCAAAGGATGGAAAGACATTAAAGAAGTTGCTGCATGGCAAAAGAAGGCGGGCAAGAATCCATCTGGTGGACTTAATGAAAAAGGTAGAAAATCTTATGAAAGGGAAAATCCTGGAAGTGATCTTAAACCACCTCAACCTGGCGGTGGTCCACGTAAAAGATCATTTTGTGCAAGAATGGGAGGAATGCCTGGTCCTATGAAAGATGAAAAAGGTCGTCCAACAAGAAAAGCCTTAGCATTACGTAAGTGGAAGTGTTAATAATTTATGAGCGAAAATATATATCTTGGTAATCCACTTCTTAAGAAAGCGAATACACCTATTGAATTTTCTCAAGAACAAATTATTGAATTTGTTAAATGTAAAAATGACCCTGTATATTTTTTAAAGAACTATGTTCAGATTGTAACTTTGGACCATGGTTTGCAATTATTCAAACCATATCACTTCCAAGAAAAGTTAGTTAAAAACTTCCATGAACATAGATTCAACATCTGTAAGATGCCTCGTCAGACAGGTAAATCTACAACTGTTGTGTCTTATCTCCTACATTATGCCATCTTTAATGATAATGTAAATATTGCTATTCTTGCAAACAAAGCATCTACTGCAAGAGATTTGTTGTCAAGATTACAAACTGCATACGAAAACCTACCAAAATGGTTACAGCAGGGTATCTTGGCATGGAATAAAGGTTCTATGGAGTTGGAGAATGGGTCAAAGATATTGGCAGCTTCTACATCTGCATCTGCTGTCAGAGGTGGATCCTATAATATCATATTCCTTGATGAATTCGCATTCATTCCAAACCATATTGCAGACCAATTCTTTGCATCTGTTTATCCTACTATTTCTTCTGGTCAAAGCACGAAAGTTATCATAGTTTCTACGCCAAATGGCATGAATCACTTCTATAGGATGTGGCATGATGCTGAACGTGAAAGAAACTCTTATGTTCCAACTGATGTTCATTGGTCAGAGGTCCCAGGTAGAGATGATCTATGGAAGAAACAAACTATTGAAAATACATCAGAACAACAGTTCAAGACAGAATTCGAGTGCGAATTCTTAGGATCTGTTGATACTCTGATTGCACCAAGCAAACTCAAAAGTTTAGTTTATGATGACCCCATCAAAAGAAGCAAAGGTCTTGATGTTTATTATGAACCTCAAGAACATCATGATTACTTGATTACTGTTGATGTGGCACGTGGTGTTGGTAATGACTACTCTGCATTTGTAGTTGTAGACATTACAACATTTCCACACAATATTGTAGGTAAGTATAGAAATAATGAAATCAAACCTATGCTATTTCCAAGTGTAATTGTGGATGTAGCAAAGGCATACAATAATGCATTTATACTTTGTGAAGTCAATGATGTTGGAGACCAAGTAGCAGCAATTATTCAATATGACTTGGAGTATCAAAACTTACTCATGTGTTCTATGCGTGGTAGAGCAGGACAGATTGTAGGTCAAGGATTCTCTGGTAAGAAAACGCAACTTGGTCTTAAAATGTCTAAGACAGTTAAGAAAGTTGGTTGCCTCAATCTTAAAACTATGATTGAGGAAGACAAACTTATCTTTAATGACTATGAAATCATCAGTGAATTGACTACCTTTATCCAAAAACACAACTCCTTTGAAGCAGAAGAAGGTTGTAATGATGACTTGGCTATGTGTCTTGTAATCTATGCATGGTTAGTGGCACAAGATTACTTCAAAGAACTTACTGAACAAGATGTTAGAAAAAGATTATATGAAGAACAGAAGAATCAAATTGAACAAGACATGTCACCATTTGGATTTATTTTAACAGGATTTGAAGACAAAGCAGAAGTTGATGTAGATGGAGACCTATGGCACCTTGATGAATATGGAGATAGGTCTCATGAATTCTCTTATATGTGGGAATACAGGTAATGGATATAGAAAATCTTTTTACCTTAGACCATTTATTATTTTCTACCAGAAAATGTAGATGTTGTGGAAAGGAGAAAGATTTACTAAATGATTTTTATCAAACCAGAAAGGATAGGGGGAAGTATGCATCATCCTATGCTTATGAATGTAAATCATGTACTATAAAAAGAATTATTCAAAAACGAAAACAAAACCTTATGTCTATTGAGTGGTGCTACCCAGATTGGTAATGTTCATGCATTGTTTCCCCAATGAAAAAGTCGCAAATTATAAATACTTGTAGATCAAAATGAAGCATTTAGAGGAGTTAAAATGGCGTTAAGCTTAGCATCTCCAGGGGTCAAAGTCAGAGAAGTTGATTTAACAAGAGGTGGAGTAACAAATACGACATCTTTATCAGCAGGAATTGCAGCACCTTTTGCAAAAGGTCCAGTCAATCAAGTAGTTACTATTGCTAATGAAAATGAGTTAGTAACTGTTTTTGGTAAACCATCTTTAGATAGTTATCACTATGAGTCATGGTATTCAGCATCTAACTTCCTTGCATATGGCGGAAGTTTAAAGGTTGTTAGATGTGCTGGTTCATACCTCAAAAACTCAAATGCTGGTGTTGGTATAGCATCAACAGCAGTAACTGTTAATAACTTTGATGCATACCAAGCATCAACTCCAACTTCATACTACTGGGCAGCAAAAAACCCTGGGCACTGGGCAGAAGGTCTTAAAGTATGTGTTATTGACAACTTTGCAGATCAAATTATTGAAGTAAATGATATTACTGATTTTGCAGTTGGGTATGGTGTAACTCAACCATTATCTGGTGTTATTGCTGGAGTTGGAATTACTGCCACAGCATCTGGATACCTTAAAGGTATTATTACAGGTATTGGAATAACTTCTGGACTCCCATCTTCTTCTCACATAGCAGTTAAAGTTCTTTCCTCTGTAAGTGGAGCAACAGAAACTGCAAGAGAGTACACTGAACAGGGAGTTTATGCATTTAAAGCATCTGATGAATTGGGATTACACATGCCAGGTGATCCTGATGTTGGTACTCCATCAGCAATTACAACCACAGAATCAGTATCTGACTGGTATAATTCTCAAAATATTTTAGATACTGCCAAGGGCGATTCTACTACACTTTCTTGGAGAAGCGTTGCCCCTAAACCAAGAACTAATGGTTATGTAACAGAAAGAGGTGGTGGAAATGATGCCTTCCATGTAGTTGTTGTAGATAGCAAAAAAGTTGGTAATGTATCAGGAACTCCACAAGCAATTCTTGAAAAGTTCTTAAACCTTTCAAAGGCAGTTGATACTAAAATTTCACCATCTCAGAATGTTTATTACAAAGATTATCTTGCATACAATTCAACTTACATCTATTCAGGAAAATCAATAGGCGATACTGCTGATGCTTATTGGGATACAACCCCAATTGCAGTTAAGTATACATCAGGGTTTACTCAACAAGACCTTACTTCTGGAGTTTGGGGAGTTAATGCAGAAGGTGTTACTTTCAACTCAATTGGAAATGTATCTTACACTCTTCAAAATGGTCAAGATTATAGCATTCCAACTGGTGGAGCAAATTATATTGGTGGATTTACAGTTTCTCTGACAAATCTGACTGATGCTTATGACTATCTTGCAAATGAAACTGAAGTTCCTCTTGACTTCTTACTGCAAGGAAGCACTGCATTAGGTAAGGAACAGGAGCAAGCAAAAGCAAATTACTTAACCTCTATTGCAGAAGCAAGAAAAGATTGCCTTGCATTTATTTCACCAAGCAGAGAATTGGTTGTTAATGTAACTCCTGCTGCTACACAACTCACTAATGTATTAGGATTCTTTAGCCCACTGACTTCTTCATCTTATGCAGTATTTGACAGTGGATACCAATATGTTTATGACAGATTCAACCAACAGTTTGTTTACATTCCATGCTCTGCTGATGTAGCAGGTCTGTGTGCAAGAACTAATATTGAACAGTTCCCATGGTTCTCACCAGCAGGAAGTGCAAGAGGAACCATTAAGTATGCAATCAAACTCGCATACAATCCAGACCAAAATGCAAGAGATCAACTGTATTCTCAAAGAATCAACCCAATCATTTCTTCTCCTGGTTCAGGAATTATTCTCTTTGGTGACAAGACTGCACTGTCATTCCAATCTGCATTTGATAGAATTAATGTTAGAAGATTGTTCATCACCCTTGAAAATGCAATCAAAGGTGCAGCAAATGCTCAACTGTTTGAGTTCAATGATGCTACCACAAGAGCAAACTTCATAAACATTGTTGAACCATATCTGAGAGATGTTCAAATCAAGAGAGGCATCACTGACTTCCTCCTTGTTTGTGATGAAACCAACAACACCCCTGATGTAATTGATAGAAATGAATTTATTGCTGACATTTATGTGAAACCTGCAAGATCAATCAACTTCATTGGTCTTACCTTTGTTGCTACCAGAACTGGGGTTTCATTTGAAACAATTGTAGGTACAGTTTAATTTAATCAGGAGAAACTAAAATGGCTTTACAAGGACCAGCTTTTAATACAAGAAGAATTGATGATTTTAAAACTAAATTAAAGGGTGGTGGTGCTCGCAGCAATCTTTTTGAGGTAAGTTTTGGATCACAGTTTGGTGTTCCAAACAATACTGCTACATCAACTGGAGCAACCAATTCAGTATTTTCACAACTTGGAGTGACTTTTGAGGATAAAGATTTGATGTTAATCAAGGCAGCTGGATTGCCAGCATCAAATATTACAGAAATTCCAGTTCCTTTCAGAGGAAGAACTCTTAAAATTGCTGGTGATAGAACCTTTGATGTTTGGACCATCACAGTTATTAATGACACTGACTTCAAATGGAGAAGTTTCTTTGAAAGATGGGTCAATTATATTGTCAAAACTTCTGATGGTTCTGGTACTATCAACCCATCAGAGTATATGGCAGACATGAATGTAGCACAACTTTCAAGAGGTCCTGGAGTTACTCCAAATTCACTTAATGCAGGTAATAGTGAAGTTTTAAGAAAGTATGTGGTTCATGGTGTATTCCCAACTGCAGTATCTCAAATTGACCTCTCCTACAATAATGAAAATGAAATTGAAGAGTTTACAGTAGATCTTCAAGTTCAGTGGTGGGAAGCATACTCTGGAACTGGTTCTGGAGATATAGTCTAAATACTATTACAGTTTAAAATTATACTATGCCAAAGCTTTTTGGATTTTCTATTGAGGATAAACCAGAGTTACCTAAAGGTGCTATATCCCCTGTCCCCGACAACAACGAGGATGGGGTTGA